TCAGCTAACATTGCCGCTTGTGCTAATTCTGCATCTCGTTTTGCTTGTGCATCTTTTAATGCTTGAATTTCTGCATCTTTAGCTTTAAGTTGTTTTTCAAACTCTTCTTTGTTCACTTCTTCTTCCTTTTTATCTTCGGGTTCAGATTGTTTTTCTTTTGGCTCAGTTGGTTTTTCAGCTTTTGGAGCTTTCTCACCCTCTTTACCAGTTTCTTCATCTTCTTCGATTTGTTTTTTCTGTTCATCGGACAATTTGATGCCGAATGCACCTAAAAACGCATCGAGGAATTTAGCGGTTTTTCCCATAACGGTCTTTTCCTCATCGGCAAGTTTTACAGTTCCACCGCAGCGACCCTTTGCCACAATCGCCACGTGGTTTCCGATCATCGGAGACATCTCAAAATCTGCATCTTTAACGCTTGACTGGATAATATTGCAGTCATAGCCACAAGATAATTGCTCTACACCGTGTTCTTGTACGGTTTTAATGGCTTGCTCGTCATAAATCCAAGCCTCAGCGGTTAGCTCATCGCCAACACGCTTAACATTTCGCACAACGCCAACAGATAACTCTTTCCAGTTCTTAGCGTTTACGCCTTGATCTGGATGTCCGATTGTGAGCGTTGCGTTCTCAAAGCTCTCAATAGTTTCATCAGAAAATAGTGATTTTTCTGTTCGTGCGACCTTTTTAATTCCGTCCTCTTTTAAACCTAATTCAGAGGCTAGATAATCAAAAACACCAACTTTTGAAATTGTCGCAGGCACCACTAAAAAGCCGTCTTTCGTGATAATCCGCTGTGTTTTTGCTTGAGTTGTTTTGTCTGTAAATTGCATTTACACCTCATTCAAATTATTTTGATTTAAGCACATCGCCAAGATAAGGAATTTGAACGCATCTACAGTTAAAATCGTGTCCAGGGTGTCCTGTATCTGCCGGCGGATTAGCATATTCAAAGACTTGCCCGTCTTTTTCTGCGTGACTTTCACGCACTCGCTCATCGCCTGATGTACTCCAAGTGTATTTTGTAATCCCTACATCTTCATGTCTCGCTTGCGTTAGTGCAGCATTGAGCTTTGAAGATTGGTCACGAGCAATAAATATCGCTCTTTTCTCGGTCGTTTTGCCGATATCTTTAATCTGTTGCACCAAGTCTTTATTCAGCGTTCCATTAACCATCGCTTGCGTGACTGCATTTTGCACTTTATCGAGGTATTGAGAACGAATAGACTTGATTAATTGAACGTTAGCAGTAGTCATCGCATTAACTTTCTCAGCTATGCGTGGGCTATTGCCTAAATATGCATTTAAATCAATCCCAGTTTGATTTTTTAAGTTCTTTGATACTTCCTGTTGGTTTTGGGTATTTCCTCGATTAACAAAGCCCTGTGCGATTTTTTCGTCATCTGCCGAATGGTTTTTATTCTCAAAGCGTTCCAATACTTTAAGTAGAGTTTTAACGCCAACAGCAAGAAATCCGCTGAAATCATCCATAAAAAAAGAGCCATTAGGTTTCTCTAAGGCTCTTTCAATAGTATCAGTCATTTCTTTGACTTGTCGCTTGAGCTCGGTTCTATACCATAGCTCCGTTCTCTTGCTCACTTTCAGCGTTTTGAACTTCTTCGCTTTCGTCTTTTGGTTCTTCAAAATCTCTGGCAAGTTCATCAGCATTATTCATGTCCTCAATGTCATCAGCCGAGATATTGGCAAACAGTCCGCTTTCTCGTAGTTCATTCGCTACTTGCTGTTCTGTCACGATACCATTCTGAATTAGCGTATTGGTTGCAGTTGCGAACGTGTTTAGCATATTGATTTGCTGTTCTTGTTTAACAACAGTTAAAGGCAAGAATTCAAACCACCAATCATCAGGAACGCCACCAAATAACTCATTACAAATTAGAGTATCGATTACCTCTAAAACAGATCTTAATCTCGCCTCTTGCAATCTATGGATTGACTCATGGTAGTTTTGAATATCTTCATCACCACTTGCTAAACCAGAAACAGACTGGCCAAACAAGATAGTGACTGGCATATCTGCTGCACCAGCTACCGCATTACGAAACTCGGTGATAAGGTCTTTTAATCCACCAAACGAGAGTTCTTTGCGGTCGTACTCGTTTTCTTTATCCAGTAATAGGCTATTAGTCGATGATTTGATTGCTTGTACCGCACCGATTACATTTGCTACTTCATTCTCAAAGCCGCTTGAAATCTTATCGGTTAACCCATCAATTTTGAAAATATCAATCTTACTTTCAAAAATAAGGTCGCCAACGTTAGCGGAAGCAATATCAAAGCGTTTTAAAGCGTCAATAATCTTCTCTAAGTCTGAAATACCCCAAATGCTATTATCAGATAACGGAGCATCGTTAGCGTTCACAATCAGCAATCTTGAATGATGAACGATTAATGGCTCTTTATCACTACTGATTGAATAGGCTTTGTATTTACCGAAATTAGAATCAGTTAAATCAGTCTCTCTTTCGCCTGTTACGCTAATTTTCCACTTAGGCAATATAATTAATCGTTTTAGCTTTTCAGTCGGTCTTAATGGCGCATTTAAGTTTGTCGCATCGGTGACAATTAATAAACCAACCGAACCATAAAGACTTGACCACTGTAACGCCTTAGTTAGCGTTTCTCGAAGTTTAATTCTCCGCTCGTATTTAGTGAACGCATCTAATTGCTCTGAATCAAGGTCGTTAGAGAAAACATCTCGCCACGCCCTTGTCATATCTTCTGGGCGCTTGATACAGATTTTATTTGCAATCCAATTCTCACGCCATAAGGCTTCCAATTCGTCACGCTTCTCAGTTAGCATTGAACTAGCAACATAATTAGTCTGCTCCTGCTTTAATCCGAGCTTTAACGCTAACGATGCTATTCCGTCAAAAAATTTCATATCTATAAATCCAATAATGATTTAGGCTTACCAAGTATATCTGTAATTGCCATAACCAAAGCATCTACTTGGTCGTCATGTGCGTGGCTATCTGTTGCGGTGAATGCCTCACACTCGCCAATAAAGTCAGAAACCCAAGGTGCGTTATCTGGGATCATCACGTATCCACTTTCGATGTACCCTTGAACGCTTAAGACTCTTGTGTATTTATCAGCATCAACTTGAATAGGATGAATTGGAATTTGACTATTGCGTTTAATTGTTTGGATTAGCCCTGTTCCACTTGCTTTATCTTCAATGTTTGCTTTTGTTAGAACTCCAGTTTCACGCTTAGCTTTATGCTTCGCCCAAATGTCTTTTAAAGCTTGTTCAAGTTCTGGAGCTTCCCATTTACCTCTAACAAGGTCTAATATATAAACCTTGCCATCCATCCCCTTGCCTGCAACGATGAATACAGAATAGTCATTGTGCTGTTTTGTTTTTTGAGCTGTATCTGCGTAGATTGCTTTAAGTTTAATGATTGGAGGCACTTTATATCTACCAAACCAAGAGCCTTTAATTATTCCACCGCCTTTATTTGATGGTCTTTGCTGATATAAAGCATTCCACGCTTGAGAACCAACCGCCTTTTTTATATTGTGTAAGCGATCTAAATCGTAACGCTCTGGGTGCAATGGTTCACCCTCTCTGCGAAACTCCTCGTCCTCTTCTGCAATAGCTGGAAATTTCACAATTCGCCAGTTATCGCCATCAGATTTTGCCCTTTCTATTAGTCTGCCAGCTAAGTCATCCTCATGCCATCTCGTCATGCCTAATAGGATTCCGCTACTTGGCGATAGTCGTGTGTAAAGCGTTGTTGTGTACCAATCCCAAATACTATCCCTAACGGTCTTTGAATTAGCCTCTTTTGCATCTTTTACTGGGTCGTCAATTATGGCAATATCAGCCCCCATGCCCGTTATACCTCCGCCAACACCAGCAGAGCGATAAGCGCCATGATGCCCAGCTATTTCAAATATTTCGCTATTCATCAAAGGCTGGCTTGACAACGTAGATGTTCTCTTTTTACTTAGGGATGACTCTTTGAAAATCTCAAAATACTCGTCATCACTCATAATTTTTTGGACATCTCTGTTCATCCTGCTAGCAAGGTCTGCGGAGTATGAGCAAGCGATTATTTGAAGATTTGGATTTTGCCCGAACGCCCACGCTGGAAATCTTCGGCTAAATAACTCGCTTTTACCGCTTCTTGGCGGTGCGAATATCATCAATCTAGGCTGTTTCCCATCTACTACATCTTGGTAGAATTGCTGCAATTCTTTGGCGATGAGAATATTAAACCAGCCTGTAACAAAATCTTGTTTTGTTCTTGTTGTGAAATGGATTAGCGACTTCCTAGCTTTCTCAATTTGGATCTTGTTCAGAATTTCCTTTTTCGAGTAATTTCTCAAGCTGCTCAAGTTCATTTATACTTAACCCAGATAAATTCAATTCGGTTTTTTGTTCAACATTAAGTTCACCAGTTAGCTCGACTTTATCTTTAAACATTCCCAAGTGCTTGCCTAATAACTCTAAGGCTTTGTTTGCACTTGTCGGCTCGAACACAAAGACAGGATTATCTACCGCTTTAACATCACCCTCTTGAGCGTTTTTAATAACTTCTGTAGTAACTACAGATTTACGCCCCATGCAAATATCACGAACTTCTTGCAGGTCTGCGATAATCTTATCGACTGTAATGTTATGACGTTGTCTGTGTTCTCGCTGTAATTCTTCCACCCTTGCGGCAATCTTGCAGTTAGTCAGCATTCTTGCAGCAACTTCATTAACCGTCTTAGATGCCATTTTTGAGCAGTCA